GTATATTTTCTCCCTGATTAGAAAATCAAAATCCGCTCAGAAAATGTTCAATTATTGGAAATCTCTTGAAACAGAGCTTTTGATGAAAGCCCCGCAAGCTCCGATCATGGCGGCTGAGGGGCAAGTTGATGATTACGCGGCTGACTGGATGAACCCGTCTAAGGCTGCGGTTTTGCGCTATAAGACAACGGACGCTAACGGCAACCCGGTTGCGATGCCGCAAAGACTTGAGCCGCCTACAATCCCTACAGGTGTTGTTAATGCGTCCCGTGGCGCGGTGGACGACATCAAGGCCACGATGGGTATTTACAACGCCTCCCTTGGTCAGCGTTCTAATGAACAATCCGGCGTGGCGATTGCTCAGCGCAAGCAAGAGGGTGACGTTGCAACTTATCACTTTGCCGACAACCTATCCAAGGCGATCACGCACGTTGGCAGGGTTCTGGTCTGCGCTATTCCTGAAATTTACGACACTGCCCGCGTTCTGAGGATTATCGGTGAAGAAGACGAGCCTAAGCAAATCGGTGTGAATGGCGAGATTGTTGAAGATCAAGAAGAAACCATCGACCTGAAACAAGGTAAATATGACGTTCGGGTGGTGACGGGTGCCAGCTATACGACACTGCGCCAAGAGAGTGTGGAAGCCCTTCAAGCGGTGTTTACTGCCTCGCCTGAGTTGATGTCGGTTATGGGAGATTTGTATTTTAAATACTCTGACTTCGCTGGGGCGCAGGCAATGGCAAACCGGATGAAAAAGGTTGTCGATCCGAAATTCCTTGAGCCTGACGAGAGAGAAGAAGCCGAGGAGCCTGTTGTTGATCCTGAAAAAGAGCAGATGGCGGGGCTTATTCAACAAGGGCAAGTTGCACTTCAACAAATGCAACAAGAGATGACATCTTTAAAATCACAGCTTGAGAATAAACAAGCTGAAACTGTTTTAAAAGCCCAAGAAATTGAAGTTAAAAAAGAGGATATTGCAATCAAACGCGATAGTCTGGCACTTGAAGCTTATAAAGCGCAGGCCGATACGGACATTAAACAAAAGCAAATTGAAGCTGATTTGATTAAAACCCGCATAGAAACAAAAGCGAACGCTTCCCCTGAAATGGCTTTAATGGATGGCGATTTGAACGATGGCACTCCGCCACTAGCTTTGATGATGGCGCAATTCTCTGAAGCCATTAACAACGGATTGATGGCAGTTGCTCAATCACAAGCGCAAGGCAATCAGGCGGTTATCGAAGCCTTGACAAAACCAAAACAGGTTATTCGTGATGAAACTGGTAAAATTGCAGGGGTTGTATAATGGCTGATAACACACAATTACCAGTGCCGACTACAAGCGGTGATGTTATAGCTACCGATGATATCGGTGGCGTAAAGTTTCAACGTGTCAAGATGGTACTTGGCGCGGAGGGAACGAATGACGGCGATGTATCGAGTGCGAATCCTTTACCTGTGAATACTGGGTTGACTCAAGCATTAACTGACGCTCAATTAAGGGCTTCTGCTGTTCCTGTGTCTGCTTCTTCTTTACCTTTACCTACAGGCGCGGCGACACAAGCAACGCTATCGGCGATTGACGGATATTTTAAGGCAGAAGATAGCGCGGCGGCTTCTGGTGATAAAGGCTTACCATTATTGGCAATGCGTCAAGTTGCTGATACGACATCTACCGATGCTGATGGCGATTACACCCTCATTAAAATTGACGAAGAAGGCCGCGTTAAGGTTTCCACTAAACCAGCGTCTTTTTCATTGGTATCTGGAAATATTACAGCAAGTGCTCAAACAGTTTTTTGCGATGTATCTCGTGCTTCAAACGTAATGATTTCTATGGTTGCTACAACTCTTGTAGGTCATAACTCGACATTTGAAGGGTCGATTGATAGCACGAATGGAACGGATGGAAACTGGTTTGGTATTCAGGTTATCCGTTCTAACGCCAACACAATCGAATTAACGACAGGTGTATTGGCGGCAACACCTGCTTATGCGTGGGAGGCTTCAGTTAATGGTCTTTCATTTATCCGCGTAAGGGCAACAGCGCACACAAGCGGAACTGCTACATGGAAGTTTCAACGTGGGTCTTATGCCACAGAGCCTATTCCTGCCGCGCAAATATCAGGAACGCAGCCTGTATCAGGCACAGTAACGGCAACAGTTACGGGTGGGACAACCTTACCTGTTACTCCGACAACAACTTTTACAAACTCAGCCGCATCAACAAATGCGACTGTTACAAAAGCCAGTGCTGGAACAGTATGGTCTATTTTGGCGAGCAACATAAACGCTGCCACAAGGTACTTGAAACTTTACAACAAAGCCGCAGCCCCAACAGTCGGAACGGACATACCTGTTATTGTCATTCCTATCCCTGCCGGACAAACCGTAAACTTTCATGGCGGATCAAACGGTATCCGCTTTGCGACTGGTATCGGCTGGGCTTTAACCACGGGCGCGGCAGACAACGACACTGGGGCGGTTTCCGCAAGTGAGCATAAAATAGGGATAAGCTTTACTTAATGCTTTTAGCCCTCTGGCCATCTTATGAGTTTGAATCAGGCGATGCCCCGATTATATCAGAGGCAACGCAAAGGGGCTCATTAGGCTGGTATTACAACGGCTGGACAGAAGAAAAGCGAGAAAAGGCTGAAGATTTTGTTCAAGAATACACTGAAGTTTTAGAAGCCGTATCAGCCCCCGAAAAAAACGTATTCACAGAGCAAAAAGTTATCATTGCTCAAAACATACTGAAACAGATTGACGCACTTGACGGTTTAAATAGCGCGGAAATCCAAGCCGCAATTCGGCAGGCAGAAATCCAATATTATCAGAATTTGGCATTCAAACGCGAGCAGGATGATGAGGCCGTGTTGATGCTATTACTCAATTAGGGAAACCTAATACATTATGCAATTGCAAATGTTACAAAACGGAGTTAATATATGACTGACGAAATTGACAATGTAATCTCTTCTATGAATGAGGAAGCATTAGTCACCCAAACGCCCGCCAAGGTCGAAACCCCCAAAGACAAGCCAGAAGAGCCGAAAGAAGCTGAATCGAAAGATGACGCAAAGGCCGATGACGAACCAGAGGACGTTCCGTTTCCTAAGAAGGCCGTAAACGCGATTAACAGACGCGATAAACAACTGGCAAAAATGCGTGCTGATTACGCAGCATTACAAGCTGAAGTGTCGAAATACAGACAGCCTCAAGCACAACCTCAACAAGCTCCGCAGTCCGATAACTCAGCCCCGAAAGAGGAAGATTTTGACGATTATGGCAGCTACCTAGAGGCAAAATTACTACACAAGATAAAGATGGAACAATCTGTTCAGCAGCAGTCGCAAAAAGATCAGCAGGTTCAATCTCATAAACAGCAATGGGTACAGCAGCGAGAGCAAGAGATTGCTCAAAAGGTTGAAACCCATAAAGCAGAAATCCCGGATTTCATGCAGGTTATTGAGACGAACGCCGACATCATGGACAATCTGCCGGAACACGTTGAGTTAGCTTTTCTAGAAGCCGATGACGCAGGTCTTGCGTATTACAATCTGGCAAAAGAAGGAAAGCTAGAGGCACTTTTAACCATGAGTCCTTATCGGGCAGCAATGGAAATCGCCTTGGCTCAACAAAAGAAACCATCCTTAAACCGTGTATCTGGTGCGCCTTCCCCGATTAAGCCGATTGCTGGCCGTGGTTCATCCACTAAAGCAGATGGTGATCTATCAGGTGAGGAGCTTTTGAAAAAATATGGTTTTAAATATTAACAAAGGACTCTAAATCATGGCTACTAACTCAATCAATACCGTAAAGTCATTGACGGGTATTGCTGCAAAAATGGGCGCAGTAATGCTGAAAAACCGCATTGGTTTTACGGCCTCTATCGACAAAGAAGATGAAACCACTTTCGGCGGCGCGTTTAAATCAGTGCAGCCGGGTGATACCATCTATGTCAACAAAAACGCTCGTTATGCGGTTCGTTCTAATGCGACTTTCTCGACACAGGATACTGTTGAGGAACGTGTTGCACTGACTGTTAACCAACGGCGCGGTGTTGACATCGACCTTACCTCGGCTGAAATCGCAACCGATGCACAAATCAAGTCATGGGCGAAACGCTTCCTCGCTCCGGCTGTACAGCGTGTTGCAGAAGAAGTCGAAAACTACAACCTTACTCTTGCTACACAAGCGGCTTATATGACTGTTGGTACTCCGGGCACTTCTCCAGCGACTTCCAACGTGTTTCTTCAGGCTGCTGAGCGTATCCGCGCTCAGGCGTGTCCGCAAGACAACCTGATGGCGGTTATTCATCAATCCGTGAATACTTCCATGATTCCAGCGTTGCAAGGTCTGTTCCTGCCAAATAGCCAAATCTCTGACCAGTTCAAAACTGGTTACCTTGGTTCGACTACCCTCGGCATGGACTTCATGACATCTAACCTCGCCTACACTCACACGAACGGCACGGCTGTTTCTCAAGCTGTTCTTGTAAACGGTGCGGTATCGACGAACGGCACCGCTACCATTGCTGTTGATGCTATCACTGGCACTAACACTCTGACTAAGGGTACTACGTTTACGATTGCTGGCGTATTTGATGTCAACCCGATCACGAAAGCAACCCTGCCTAACCTGAAACAGTTTGTTGTCACTGCGACAACTGCTGCAACGGCTGGCGCAATTGCTTCTCTTCCGATCAGCCCTGCACTGTACTTCACTGGCACCCGTCAGAACGTATCGACGACTATTCCCGATAACGCTGCACTGGTATTCACGACTGGTACAACTGCTAGCTCGGTTCTGGCTAACTCCCTCGTCTATCACCCAAGCGCGGTTCGCTTCTGCTCCGTGCCTCTGTTTGATCCGGGTCAAGGTGTGGTTGAATGCTCGACTGAGACTGTTGACGGTATCTCGATGCGCGCAATCAAGTTCTACGATGGCGACACTGACCAACTGAAACTCCGCTTGGATATTCAGTTCGGTTCTGCGGTTGTCCGTGACGAACACCTCTGCCGTGTAACGAGCTAAATTATAGAGGGCAGGGGGAAACCCCTGCTTTCGCTTGTTTAGCTTTCAATTAAAGGTGAGAAAATGTTTGTAAATATTAACGATAGAACTCTTCCTATTACGCCATCATCCACCCCAACGGCTTACGCTGTACCGAATGATGCTCAAAGGCTTCGCATTGTGAATACAAGCGGCGGCGTGATTGTAGTTAAGGGGGAGACATCCTCAACTTCAACCCTTACGGCACCTGTGGCCGGTACACAGTTTCAAGGGACGGTTATGGCTGACGGGACTGTTGAGATGTTTAATGACTCAAGCAATATGTCGCATATTTCCGTTTATGCGGCGACCGCTACAGGATTGATCTACATTCAATATACGACTGGCGATAAATAATGACTACGGCGCGGGACATTATCACAAAAGCCCTGACGAAAATCGGGGCTAATTTCAAGAATAATGCCGTTTCCTCTGATGAGGCGAACGATGCTCTTGACGCGCTTAACGCCCTGCTTTCGTCTTATGCCAACGATAGTATGCTGATTTATTCAAGACAGTGGGAGACGTTCAGCCTTACGCCCTCTACCAGTCTTTACACTATGGGAGTGGGTGGTACGTTCAACACTGCCAAGCCGATGTTTATCGTAAGCGGTTATTTGAAAGACGGAATCACAGATTATAATCTCTCGATCATCACAGACGAGATTTACAACAGCCAGATCAGCCAGAAAACGACTATCGGGATTCCTGCATATATAAATTCCGATAATGGAAACCCTCTTGTAAAAATCCGTCTTTATCCGGTTCCAGATAAGGCGTACCAGATTTTTCTTCTGACAGAAAAAGAGCTAAGCCAGTTTACCCTTGATGATGAAATTGATCTCCCTTCTGGTTGGGAAAGGATGCTGATTTATAATCTGGCAATGGAGCTTTATCCAGAATACGAGCAGCAGGTTAATCCTGTTGTCATGGAGATCGCGCAGGAATCAAAGCGGCTTGTAAGGGCTAATATCATGCGTAACCGATCAATGGATGCACAGCCTATGCCAATCCGCGTTGGAAGGTTCGAAAACGGGTGGATGTAATTGAAAATTGGGCTTGTAGGTTCATCGTATAATCAAAGGTCTTTGCCATTTAACGCGCAGAGAATGATTAACCTATTCCCGATATTTGACGAGCAGGGGAAAGAGCCAGCGGCACTATATGGCACTCCGGGATTTTCTTATTTTACTACGGCGGGCGATGGGCCTATTAGAGCGTCTTTCGCATCAACTAATGGCCGTGTTTTTTTCATATCTGGTGTGAAGCTTTTTGAGATTGATTCATTAGGTGTTGCTACTGAGAGAGGGACGATTAACTCCCCTAACGGTAATGTCACAATGGATGAGAACAAAGATCAGCTTGCAATCTGTGATGGTGATGACGGGTATATATTTACTTATGCAACGAACGCTTTTGCTCAAATCTCTAGCGTGAATTTCCCGTCTGCTGGCGGTATTACAACGAACGATGGATATTTTATTGTAAACCAGAATAGTTCTGGTCGGTTCCAGATATCTTCTTTGAATAACGGCCTTACTTGGGCAGCGTTAGATTTTGCGACTGCGGAAAGCTCTCCCGATAATCTTCTGAGGGTTCTCCGGGCTTTGGGGCAGCTTTGGATGTTCGGTAACAAAACGACTGAAATCTGGACAAATACAGGTGACAGCGCGTTTCCGTTTCAGAAAATATCCGGCGCAGAGATTACGGTGGGGATTCTAGCCCCGCTGACAGCTAAGGAGTTTTCTAGCTCGGTGTTCTGGCTTGGCGAGAGCGCGGACGGTGCAGGGGTTGTCTACCGCGCTAAGGGATTTAGCCCCCAGAGGGTTTCGACGGAATCCATCGAATACGCTATTTCAAAAGCAACTGATAAATCAAAAATCAGAGCTTTGACATACCAAGAAGAAGGCCACGAATTTTATATGCTGACGGGCGGTGGATTGGAAACAACGCTTGTTTATGACATATCAACTAATCTTTGGCATGAAAGAGCTTTTCTAAATGCTCAGGGAAGCCTTGAAACGCACTTAGCTAATTCGATTGTTTTTGCTTTTGGCAGGCATTTAATCGGTGACAGGCGCAACGGCAATATTTACTTTTTATCGCTCGATGTGTATAGTGATAACGAAGACGCTATACTTAGGGAAAGAATTTATACTCATATTTCGGATGAGGGTAAAAAGCTTAGGTTTAGTCAGCTTCAAATCGGCTTTGAAACAGGAGTCGGCCTACAATTCGGGCAGGGGTCAAACCCACTTGTTTCCTTGCAGCTCAGTTACGATGGCGCACGAACTTGGTCGGATAGCTATACTGCTCCAATAGGAAGAGTAGGCGAATACCTGACGAATGTGACGTTTCGCAGATTGGGAATTGCAGAGCAAATGACTTTCAGAATCAGCGTAACCGATCCGGTTAAAATTGCTATTATTGGAAGTTATCTCAAATGACGATAGCCCCTCCACCGATAAATGATTTTGTTGTAGACCAAGAAGGCAAAGCAAACCTTTCTTGGATTTTGTTCTTCAACTCGCTTTACGAAGGCGACACAGGAGAGGAATGGACGCCAACGGCTGTAAGCTTGGGGGCTGTCGGTACGCCAACGCTTACAGGCAGGTATTACCGCATTGGTCGCAGATTATCGTATTTCAGAATCGTTATCACCCCGGCGACAAGCACGACCTCCACAGCAGCGACAACGTATATTGATAATTTCCCGCTTACAATGGCTGGGGATGGTATTTGCTTCGCTGTATCAGGTGGAACAGGGACTAATTCGGGGCATTGCGTATCGGCTAATAACCTTATTTTCCTGCCAGCGTGGTCGGCGGTGACATTACCGATTAGCATTATTGGAATGGTGGAGGTTCGATGATAGTCCGCAAGTCTGGGATAAATGACCTTCCTGCATTATTGGAATTAGGGCGTGAGTTTATTGCAGAAACACAATGGGGATGGACGTACTCAGAGGAAAACGCTTTGAAAAGTTTTTATACCCATATTGTTCATCCAGACTGCGACATTATTCAGATAACGGGCGATGAGGGAGAATTGCTTGGGGCTGGGATGGTGTCAATCGAGAATGATTTTCAGGTCGAGAATGTGGGCGACATTGTTGAATTTTATATGTCTCCAAAAGCAAGGGGAACGGGCGCAAGCCGTGAATTGCTTAAAGGGATGTGTGATTGGTTTGATGAGAATAAATGCGTAAGGGTTTTTGTAAAGGCAACGGCGAACATAGGAAATGACGCGGCTTTTATAAATCTTTTTAAGAAGTACGGGTTTCAAGTTTCTAGTGTTGTTTTGGTGAGGTAAAGAATGTCTAGTTTAATCAAAAAAGTCGCTCCGATTGCGCTTTCATTTATTCCGGGTGTCGGGCCACTTGCGGGGGCTGCATTAGGTGCAGGGCTTGGCGCGGTTGGCGGCGGTGGCCTTAAGGGTGCTCTTCTCGGTGGTGCAGGCGGTTATCTCGGTGCAGGTGGTGGCGGTCTTGCTAATGCTGCTGGATCGGCTGTCAGTAAGGCTGTAGGTCTTGGCGGCACGGTTGGGTCGCAGACAATCGGTAATGCGCTCAGCGGTGCGCTTTTGGGCGGCGCAAGCGGTGGACTTAAAGGTGCCTTGCTTGGTGGTGTTACAGGCGGGGTCGGTGCTAACGCTGGCGATATTTCCAAAGGTCTGTTTGGTTCTCCTGCATCCACCCCACTGGCTGCGGGTGTATCTGGCCCGTCTGCCCCTGCGACTAGCGGGATCATCACTTCAGGTGGTGGCGGCTTAGGTAATGCGCTTAGCTCTTCTCTTTCCGGTGCTGGGGGGAATCTGCTTAGCTCGGCTGGGGCGCTTCTGGCTAATAACGATGCAGAGGAAGAATTGAGAAAAGCACAGCTTCAATCTCAGCAAGCCCTTAATCCGTTCTTGAACGCTGGTAAGCAGGGGCTTAATTCTTTGCAAGCTGGTTTTTATCCTTCGCAGATTCAGGATGACGCCGGGTATCAATTCAGGCTCAGCCAAGGCAATCAAGCTCTTGAGCGGTCACTTGCTGCCCGTGGGTTGGGAGAGAGTGGCGCTGCCTTAAAAGCGGCGCAGGATTACGGTCAGGGCTTGGCGGCGCAGTCTTATAACGATGCGTATAATCAGTGGTTCCAGAGAAATGCTGGTCTTGCTAATTACGGATCAAGTGCCACTAATGGGTTGATTGATACATATGGCAACCTTGGGAATATCGGAGCTAACTCAGGCATTGCACAAAATAATATCCTGCAAGGTACTCTGTCTAATATCCTTGGGCGAAAGAGCTATATAGATGCTAACGGCAAGGTCGTTTACCTTGATGACAATGAGGTTAACTAATGGCAAGCCCAGATTTAAGCGTTTTTCAGCGCATAAAGACAAAGCAGGATTTTGACAGAGAGGCGGCTGAGTTTCTGATGAAGAAACAAGCGGCACAGCGTCAACTCGCTGGCACCGATCCGGCTGCGGTTAAGCTTGCGAATGAGTTACAGGCCGCAAGGGCTTCCGGTGATACGCAGCGCATAAACGATCTTATTATCTCTGCTAAGCTTGTTGACCGTGGCGTTGTCATGGATGCGAACGGTCGGCCTATGGCTATGGGTGG